TGGAACTATTGTTGCTTCATATTTTGCTGGGATTTCTTGACCACACCAATCTGATGGCGATTTATTAACCACAACAGGATTGAGCTTACAAGCACCAAGCATATCATTTTGCATAAATACATAAAATTTACAGTTTTTGCAGGCCATTAAATGCCCTTAGAGTAGTTAGTAATTCTCATGCTATCTTCTTGAAATACGCATAAGTCTGCTGCAACAAGCAGAACCGCCTTAATGACTGATGCTAAATCTTCCGGTCTAAAACTAATGAGTTGTTGTTCTTCATCAACATTGACCCCCATCCATACTTTTTCCGTGTATTTAGTTTCAATAATGTCTTTAATTTGGTTCTGCATAATGTTCTCCTTTAAAACGGAACTTCATCGAGATTGGTTATCTCATCCGATCCAGCAGCTTTAAATCCCATAGGCAGTTTTTCTTTGCCAATTGAAATGCTAAAAAACTTACCCTTTTTGCCTTCTTTAACCCAACCAGAAAGCCACATTTCTTTACCAGCCACCATAATTGTGCCTGTATAGTCAGGATGCGAATCACTTTGCTTACGATCATTTTTGAATAGACTCCCTGAGCCTTCTTTAGGTATATATGCCATGTTGTTTCCTTTATAAAATATCTTTGGCTATGGTTTTCATTGCTGAACTAGATTTGTTTACTACTGCTGCGTTTGCATCATCGTCAGCCTGTACTACTCCTACTACTGCTGCTAATGCGTATCTACGCATATAAGTTAACGCAGACCCTGCGCCTTGAGCATCTACCTTTGACATGGGCAAAGACATTTGTTGGCTTATCCATTCGCCAGAGCTATGAGCAAGAATTGTTGTTAATGACATTTCAGCAATAACTGTTTCTCTTTCATTAGCTACTACTGTATTTACAATAGTTTCTCCAGGAAGCTGGATAACACTAAGGCCGTTTGCAGCCAAAAGATCACGGCAAGCATCCCACACAGACTCAAGATCAGCGTACTTAGACTTGAAAAACGGATTTGCTGAATCTTTTTTAGCATGGCTTAATTTCCCCTGAACAATTGACAAAGCGGTGGCTAATTTAGCGATTGACTCTGAATGGTTCATAATTGACCCCCAAAGATTTTGCCAAAGTCATTGATAACATCACGCAATACAGGATTAACTTGTGCGTTGCGTGGTTTTCCACAGGCTTGGCGTATGCAATCAACTTGCGCTTGTGACATAAATTCGTTACTGAATTCCATATCATCTAAAGCCTTTTCTAAAAATTCTTCATGCTCTAACATCAGTTGGTGTAATTCACCCATTTCGTTCCCCCGAAATACATAGCGAAATTGCTATAAGATTGATTGTAAGCATATTTACAAAGTTGTCAACAAGTATTTTAAAATAAGGTTTTATGGTGTAAGATTCATGACATGACATTAAAACTATCAGATTCAGCAATAATTGATTTGCTGGGTGGTACTACAAAAGTTGCTAAATTGGTAGGTGTTTCACCAAATGCTGTATCAATGTGGCGAAAAAACAACATACCATCATCGCAATTTGCATTTTTAGGCGCAACTCTTGAAAAAGAGTCGCATGGTTTAATCACTCGCAAGGATATATTTCCTAAGTCCTGGCACATTATTTGGCCCGAACTACAATGAACAGAGAAGAAATGTTACTTAAAATGCTTGCAAGAGCAGATGAAGAAATTAAACAATTGCAATACAAAACCGAGTTTTTAACTAAAGAGCTTACTCAACTTAGAGAACGATTAAACTATATGGATCATCAAGTCTATGGGGGATCAACAAAATGAAGATAAGCGTAAAAATCATTAAGGAAAACGAAGATGGATCAGCCAACGCTCAGGTTGACTTTGACAAAGAAGGGCTTGAAACCCTTGTCCAATGGGGTCTTGTTGGTATTCTTACCAAAGCAATTGATGAGTACCGAATTACACCCGAAGAAGATGGCTCTCCTACTATTGCAAGGGCTAAAGCAGTTGCCCAAAAAAGAACTAAAAAACAGAAATAAGTAGTAAAATCTATGGACAGGCTAGGGAAAAGCTCATTACTTGACCCAAAAAGGAACTTAGTCACTTCTCTGCCAAGTCCACCCTATTTTGACTACCTTTGACAAGGAATTGTATGCAAAAAGCAGATATATGGATGCCCCTTTATATTGGGGACTATCTAGCAGATACAGCTAGACTTACCACCGAACAGCACGGAGCATATTTATTGCTTCTTATGGATTATTGGCGATCTGGTCGATTGCCAGACAATGATCAAGTTTTAGCTCAGATTTCTAAATTATCGCCTGATGCTTGGGGCAATGCTAAAGCAATGATTAAGCAATTTTTTAGCATTTCAGATGGTTATTGGATTCACGCTAGAGTTGAAAAAGAATTAAACTTTGCAATGCAAAATAAAGCCAAAATGCACGATAGGGCTTTAAAAGGCGCACAAGCTAGATGGGATAAACAAGAAAATGATGCTACAAGCAATGCACAAGCAATGCTTAAGCAATGCCCATCACCTTCACCATCACCTTTACCTTTAACAACAACTAATAAAAACATAGCACCACCTAAAGGTGTTGATGTGTCTTTATGGAATGATTATTTAAAAGTCCGTAAAGCTGCCAAAAAGCCTCTTACAGACACGGCTTTGAAAGGTTTGATACGAGAGGCTGAAAAGGCTAAAATAACTCTCTCAGATGCCCTGCAAACTTGTTGTGAGCGAAGCTGGGTAGGATTTAAAGCAGAATGGGTAAAAGAAGAAGTTACTAGACACAAACAACTTCCGTTAGTAACAAATGAGCAAATTGAAGAAGCATATAAAATTGAGTGCGGTAAAGACCCAAAATTAGCTCGTTTTGGAAGCTACTACGAAATGAAGGATTATGTCATCAAACAAAGGGAACTGCGATCTAGAGCATAAGCATAAATGCGCTGTAAGGTATTTATGCGCTTTACGGCATAAAAAAGGTTTAAATTGGTTTAGGGAATACATCAGCAAATCACCAAATATTCACCATTTGCTTAATGACTTTATAGACCAATACGCTAAAGGAAATAGGGGAACAGGATGGAAATAGAAAAAATTATTGTTGGGGCAACAGGGATTGGGTATTTAATCACCGGAGTTTTACAGTTTCAAAAAGGGGCTACAGCTAATTCTGTTATTTGGATTGGCTATGCTATTGGACAAACTGGTCTTTGGTTAAACCTAAAATGAATTATTTAAGCGTATGTTCTGGCATTGAAGCTGCCACAGTTGCATGGCATCACATGGGTTGGAAACCAGTAGGATTTAGTGAAATTGAGAAGTTTCCTAGCCAGGTTCTTGCCCACCACTATCCACAAGTCACCAACTTTGGTGATATGACTAAATATAAAGAATGGAAATTAGATGACTCAATCGGACTTTTGGTCGGAGGAACTCCCTGCCAATCATTTAGCGTTGCAGGCTTACGCAAAGGACTTGAAGACCCAAGAGGTAACCTCGCTCTTACCTATGTTGGAATTCTTGATAAATTTAGACCCAAGTGGTGCATTTGGGAAAATGTGCCAGGTGTCCTCAGTAGTGGTGGAGGACGGGACTTTGGTGCCTTCCTCGGGGCGTTGGCTGAACTCGGGTATGGGTTCGCATATAGGGTGCTTGACGCTCAAAACTTCGGAGTCGCACAAAGACGCAGACGAGTGTTTGTTGTCGGATGTCTTGGAAACTGGGAATCTGCCGCAAAAGTATTATTTGAGTCCGAAAGCCTGTCAGGGAATATTGCGACGGCTAAAAAATATGAAAAAGAAAATACCAATTCAAATGGAAAAAGCTCTAATCAATGGTGCTTTGATAAATGCCCAACAATAACTTCATCAGCTTCAGGATTTAGCAGACCAGGAAATGTTGCTACAGAACCAGATACTTACATAGCGGTTGATACATACAATGGAACAATACAAGGTGATGTTGCCGCAACCATGACTGCTGATATGGCTGGCCCTACGCATAGTGGCCCTAAAGTTATGCAAAACATGGCAGTTCGCAGACTTACTCCAGTTGAATGTGAAAGATTACAAGGATTTTCAGATAACTACACAAACATTCCCAAAGCGGCAGACGGAAACAGATACAAAGCATTAGGCAATTCTATGGCTGTGCCTGTAATGCGCTGGATTGGAAAAAGGATTAACAATTATGAAAGAATTTAACCCATACAACGCTTATGATATTTACGAAAAATACAAAGCGGATTATTCAAAAGCTAAAGGTTATTTAGCTGGGCTTGGCGAAAAAAAGAAAATGATTGTTGCCATTATGATGAAAAAATCTAATGAATCTTCTTTAGGCGCACAAGAACGTGAGGCTTATGCTTCAGCAGAATTTGAAAAATATTGCAATGATATTGATGCAGCAACAGCAAAAGAAGCATTGTTAAAATTAGAACTTACCCAAGCTCAAATGGAATTTGAAGCCTGGCGATCTGAACAAGCCACAAACCGAAACATAGAAAGAATAACAAGATGACAGATTACGCAGACTCATTACTTAAATTAAACAGACTTACCAAATCTTTTCTTAATGCAGTATTAAAAAATCGCAAAACAGAAGCGTATTTAATTGCTTGTTCTATTACTGAAACAGCACAAGAGCTAGAAGATTGGGCTAGTCACAATAGTGTCCACTAAAAATGAGAAAATCGCTTTTGATAAAATTGCCCGACTCGGATGTATTCTGTGTCGTTCCGCCTTTGGGGTGCAAGACAGTCCAGCCGAGCTTCATCACTACAGGCGGTTTGGTCAGCCGAGGTCTGCATCCGATATCCTTCCGTTATGCCCAGAACACCATCGTGGAAATACCGGTGTTCACGGATTAGGTAGGAAAGGTTTTGAAGCTAAATGGGGTGTTACCCAGGATACGTTATTGGAGAAAGTCCACGAATTGCTAAATGACTGATGAAGAAATTGAAAACGCTTGGTATTCTTTAGGATTACGAGGAGTAGCAAGTGCTAATGAATGGAATACACGCTATAGATTTGCTAGAGAAATAGAAAAATTAGTAAATAAAAACAATAGTGCTATAATGGTCAAAACCCCTAAAGGTCAGCAAACCAATAGGGGCTTCTAATCAAATCAATGGAAAGATTGACATGACTGCACAAATTTTAACTCAAGATTATTTGCATATTTTGTTTAAATACAAGAATGGAGAATTGTTTTGGAAAATAAAACCAGCTAGACCAGTAATGATTGGCGATATGGCTGGTTGTCAAGATACAAATGGTTATAAAAAAGTAAAAATTAATGGAAAAATGCACGGCAATCATAGGATTATTTTTGCCATGCACAATGGATACTTTCCAAAACAAATAGACCACATAGACCGCAATCCAAAAAACAACAAAATTGAAAATTTGCGTGATGCCACACACGCTGAAAATCAATGGAATACAACAAAAAACGCAAAAAACACAAGTGGTTACAAAAATGTATTATGGAGAAAAGATAAAAAAAAATGGACTTGTCGTTTTAAAGTAAATGGAAAACATATAATGCGTGGTTCTTTTAATACGGCAGAAGAAGCAAATGTTTACGCTGAAAAGCTAAGAGAAGAATTGCACGGAGAATATAAAATCACAACTCGAGAGGATCAAACCCCAATTCTTTCCCAATTTGGTGCGCCCTGCGCCTAAATGTAGCATCATGCTTTAACCAAGCATCCGTTATAGTGCCAGATCGACTCATGTGGATCATTTCATGCGCTACAGTTTTAATGACTGTTTCCATAAACCCACATCTAGCCGCAGAAATGGTAATCGTATGCTCATGCTTTTCCCCTTCATCGTACATATAAGTACCCATTGTTTCAGGATCATAGTCAACTATGAATTTAACTTCTTCTGGCAATGGAAGTTTCCATTTTGAAAATGGTTCGCAACAATACAAAGTTGCATACATATTTTGTAAGATTATTGGAGTAAGTTTCATGCCATCATGCTTTCATACTGCATGAATTTTGCCACGAAACTCTATTTCATCTTCTGCCCAAACCCTAAATGTTTCAGGTTGTAGTAACTTAGAACGCTCAAATGTCAACATTACAAAACCACTATTCCAATCTTTAGGAGTGTCCTCTGTGTAATTAAACTGTGGGCCATTAGGATCGGCTAAAGTGCCTGTTTGAACGCCATATCGAGTTCCGTTGTAATCGTTGTAAGGTATGCTTGATAAAACGTGCGTATGGCCTGTAACCATGCTTACGCCAGCATTAACGGCATTGTTTCTGCCGCCTGTCCAGCCACCTTTCCAACGATGTTTAATAATGACATCTTCATTGATCCATACTGACCAACATGGTTGCCAACGTGGAAAATACTCTTTTAAGCTCGTTCCTGGCACACCTTCAAAAGCAGGTAAAAAATTAACCACGTTAGAAGTAAATCGCATATCGTGATTACCTAAAGGCCAATACATTTTTGCACCTTTTGCCACGTTTTCAATTTCACCTAAGTAATACTGACAGGCTTCAAGTTCTTCTTTAACACTTGGTAGCTTATCAAAGTCCATACGAGGATGCCGACTAATGCCAGCACCATCAAAGGCATCGCCATTACAAATAATAGCAGTCGGCTTAAATTCCTTAATAGATTCCAAAAGAGCTTTAAAAGCAGTAGTAGTAATGTTAGGCCAAAAATGAGCATCACTAAAAACCATAACCCTGCCTTTTTCAAGATCAAATCCCCTTCTTGTATGTCCTTCAGTTTGTTCTATTTTTTTTACAATTTTTATTCTTTGGTCATTAAATGAAGGCAATTCAATGCCAAGTCTTGTTTCTATTGACCTTCTGCGGTTATAGACTGATCTAACGTCAATTTTGTGTATTTCTGCAAACTTTTGAGGACTGCCAATTTTTTTCCATTCGGCAATCCATTCTTCATCTGACAAATGATAACCAGCCATATAAACCCCTTTTGGTGTAAAGTAAACAAATACTAACCCATAATTATATATAATCAATGACTTATGCTAAAAGAGTTGACTCAAATCATTCACTTGTCGTTAAAACGCTACGAGAGCTTGGTTGTTCTGTATTTGATACGTCTAGGATTGCTGGGGGTTTTCCCGATCTCGTGGTTGGAAAGAATCAGAAAACGGCTCTTGTTGAAGTAAAGCGAGATGAAAAGGCTAAGTTCACTCCATATCAAAATACCTTTATGCAAAACTGGAAAGGTTCAACTGTAGTTAGAATCCACGACATTGAAGGCGCAATAAATCTCGTAAAAATACTTGAAAAGTAGTAAAATAGTATTATTATTCGTAGTGTATTAACCCCATCTAAAGGAAAAATCATGGGAATCATGGATTACAAAGCAGCTAAAGGTGCAACTGGCGAAAAAGAGCCAAAAGGCGCAACTTCTTCTGATCGTTCAGGCGAGCGTAAAGCTAAGTCTATGCGTGGTGGTGTTGCAATGGGCAAAGAAGATGCTATCGGCTCTGACAAAGAGTTCAATACAGGTCGTACTGAAGGCATCTGCTACGAGCATAAAAAAGACGGCTACCGCTAAAAAGCTACAGCTCATAGGGAACGGTAATTCCCTACAAGCTGTATAACCACAACAATAAGGTAATATTGATATGGCTGAAGTAAATTTTACAACATTTAAACCTCTGGGGGACAAGATTATAGTTCGCCCAGATGTTCGTGTTTTAAGCGCTGTGATCTATGTAGATAACAAAGAAGCTCAGAACATGGGAACAGTAGTGGCAGTAGGCCCTGGTAAAAAGCTAACTGCCGAGCGTAGAGAAGCAATGCCAATAGAAGTAGGTGCAAGAATCCGCTTTGGAACTATGAATGATGACCCTAAAGAGGAATATCTTAAATTCACGCCAATCGTTCACGAAGGTGAAAAATGTTTAATTCTTTCATGGCAAGATGTTTGCTGGGTAGAATAGGGGAAAAAATGTATAGTACATTACGCAAAATTTGGCATAGATTACAAGCCATTTGGAAATGGATGCAAGATCAAGTAGAGCCTGAGCCTGTAAAGCCATCTAATGCGTGGCATTTTCCTATTAATGACGAAGTTAAACGTAAACCAGCCCTTAAAAAGGCTACAACTAGGAGCAAAACCATGCCTCTCAAAAAATCAGCCAGCAAAGCAGCATTTAAATCAAACATTAAAGCCGAAGTAGAAGCTGGTAAGCCAGTAAAGCAAGCTGTTGCAATTGCATATAGCGAGAAACGTGCTGCAACTAAGAAAACTAAAGCCAAGAGAGTATAAGAATGATTACTTTTACAGTACAACAAATAAACGAATTGCTACAAGCATTAGGACAATTACCTTATGTGTATAGCAAGAACCTCATAGATGGTATTAACGCTATTGCTCAAGCTCAGATGGATGTTGCAAAAAAACAACAGTCTGATGAGATTAAAGAACCTGATATTTCACAATCATAAGTGTTGTAAAAAAACAACATAATCAAAAAGATGGAAGAAAAGTCGAATAATTCAAGAGGTGGACAGCCTGGTAACAAGAATGGCACAAAGAATAAGCCATTTTTAGATGCTCTACGCAAGTCTATTGCTCAGAACCCACAGAAGCTACGCAATGCTGCTGACAAGGTATTAGAGAAAGCAGAAGAAGGTGAGCCGTGGGCTGTTAACTTCTTAGCTGACAGAACAGATGGTAAAGCAGTACAAGCGACAACCTTTGAAGATGGCGAAGGAAACAATGTAACAACTTCATTAGAAGTGCGTTTTCATGTTCCATCTATCATTCCACCACCTGTAGATGAGTGAAATCACATCAGATATTAGGGAAGCTGTTAGTCAGGTTGATTTTCCAATCAAGCTGCAAATGCTATTCAATCCATGCCGATATAAAGTGCTTTATGGTGGTCGTGGTGGGGCTAAATCTTGGGGGGTCGCTCGTGCATTACTCGTTATTGGCGTAAAGAAGCCTACAAGGGTACTATGCGCTCGTGAGTTTCAAAATTCAATAGGTCAATCAGTACACAAACTGCTATCAGACCAAATCCACGCATTAAAACTAGAGTCGTTCTATGAAATTACACAAAACGCCATTCGAGGCAAAAATGGTACTGAATTTGCGTTTGTTGGCCTTAAAAACAACGTCACAAACATCAAGTCTTTTGAGGGTGTTGACCTCTGTTGGGTCGAGGAAGCGCAGTCGGTATCAAAAACATCGTGGAACATTCTTATCCCTACAATCCGTAAAGAAGGATCAGAAATATGGATTACGTTCAACCCTGAACTTGAAACGGATGAAACTTACCAAAGGTTCGTGGTATCACCGCCAGAGAATTGCGAAGTTGCAAAGATTAATTGGTCAGATAATCCCTGGTTCCCTGATACGCTCAGATTAGAGAAAGATGCC